TCCTGATGTTTGGCAAATGTTTTTACGTTTTGTTGAATTTTGGGAAACTCATAAACCTACACTTATTGAAACAGAAGTCCATTTATTTTCAGATGAACTTAAAATAGCAGGTACGTGTGACTTGATTGTTGAAATTAACGGTGAACTATGGTTACTGGATTTAAAAACATCTAATCAACTTCAAACAGTATATGAACTACAAACAGCAGTTTATGGTCAATGTTATGAAGAATGTTTTGGAAAGAAAATAGACCGTTATGGTATTTTATGGTTAAAATCATCTAAACGTGGTGCTAAAAAAGATAAAATGCAAGGTAAAGGATGGGAAATAGTTGAATCAACTCGCTCATTTGAAGAAAACATTGACATCTTCAAAACAGTAAAACGCCTATTTGATTTAGAAAATCCAACACATTCCCCAGTATTTACTGAATTTAGAACAACAGCTAAACGAGAATTGTAATACGTATAAGTATGATAAGCTTGGTTCAATTGTTAAAGGAGGTTCAAAACCAACCTAAAGCCATTTTGATGGCAGGTCCTGCAGGTGCAGGGAAATCCTACACATTGAACCAACTTGGTCTTAAAAATTTTACTACAATCAATGTAGACGATGATTTTGAAGCACTTTTACAAAAAGAACTAGGCAAATCTGATTTTGCTTCAATGTCCCCTGAAGAACTTTCTGTTGCAGCTAAAATGATGGGTAAAGCTAGAGCAACAACTAAAGAAAAAGAGATGCTAGCTACAACCAACCTAAATAACATTGTAATAGATGGAACTGGTGCTTCATATAAAGTTATCGCGAAGAAAAAAGAGGAACTAGAAAACATGGGATACGATGTTTTTATGGTTCTCATTTATGTTTCACCGATGACTTCGTTGGTTCGTAACGCTGAACGTGGTAGAAGCTTACCTACAAGTGCAGTATTGAAAAGCTGGGCTAGTGTAGTTAACAATATTGAACCATATAAACAATTATTTGGAAATAATATAGTTGTTATTAACAATGACCCTTCAGATGCTAATAAAACATTTGATTCAGAGGAAATTAAAAAATTATTTCCTATGCCAAAAGGTAAAGAAAAATCACCGGAGGAACTAGCAAAGTCAAAGGCAGAAAAAGAAGCCGTTAATCAACAAATACAATCTCTACTCCAAAAAGAACCTGAATTTGATTCAATGGAGACAGCAAAAAGTAAAGTAAATGAATTCGTTCGTTAAATCACTCATACAACCTATTTTAGAGCAAGAAGGACAAAACATTGCTCTAGTACCTGGTGGTTTTAAACCACCTACAGTAGGTCATTTTTCCTTGGTTGATGAAGTAGCAAAAAACTCAAATATAGATAAAATAATTGTCTTGATTGGGCATAAAAATCGAGATGGTGTTTCTAAAGAGGAAAGCTTAGAAATTTGGAATCTATACAAAAAATATCTCCCTGCTAACGTTGAAATTCAAATTTCAGACAGTAGTTCTCCTGTAGCAGATGTTGGATCATTAATCAAAAATAATCCACAAAACATGTACTACCCTGTAGTAGGTATTCGTGGTGAAATGGATTTAGGTGATTTGAATCGCTTTAAGAGCTTAGAGGGTAAATACGATAATTTCAAACCCCTCGTAATCAGTTCAGAACAAGGTGAAGATCGTATTAGTGGTACAAACACACGTGCTGCTTTAATCGGTGGAGAAAAAGAAAGATTTCAAAAATACCTTCCAACTGAACTTACAGACGAGGAAAAAGAAAAAGTTTGGTCTATCCTACAAAAAACACCAATTGATGAGATGTATGCTGAACCAAGTGAATTCAGCTATCCTTCAATGATTAAATCACTTACAGAATATATGTTAGATAAAGGTATGAATATTCGTCCTTTACCTAAAGTAAAATTTGTAGACGATGATGCTGAAAACGCTAAAAATTTCTTTGGTAAAACAGCATATTATAGCCCGACAGAAAAAGTAATTGTACTTTACACATACGGGCGTCATCCAAAAGATGTTATGCGTTCATATGCGCATGAGATGATTCATCATATGCAAAATTGTGATGGTCGTTTACAAAATATCACTACTCAAAATACAAACGAAGAAGGTGATTTGCCTGAAATCGAAAGAGAAGCATATGAAAAAGGTAATATGACTTTCCGTAATTGGACAGATACATTAACTGAAGGTGTGTTAAAAGAAGGTCGTTACGATAAAATTACTAATGTTATTTCTTCTAAAATCTTTAACCAATGGAGAGAAGATATCAACAATGGTGCCTTAGCATCTCGATTTGAAGATTCATTTGAATTTGAAGATGAAGAAATTTCAATAGATGCTAACATTTCAGTTACCCCAGGAACGGGTATGCTTAATGTAGATGGTGGTGCAGACGATACTGAAGATTACATTCAAGTACGTTTTGAAATTGACCCTGAAAAACTTCCTGAATTTTGGGAGGAAATTTCAATGAATTTGAAAGACGTAATTCGCCACGAAATTGAGCATTTAACCCATGGTGAAGGATTTACTTCAAATCCAGCAAAAACAATGGAAGATGATATGTTTATCCGTCAAATGATAGACATGGAAATGCTACCAAGAGCAGATTACTTTAAGCTAGAAAAAGAAATAGATGCAAACCTACAAGGAATGTATTTACGCGCTAAAAAAGAAAAACGTCCATTTGGAGATGTTATCAACACGTATTTAGATGCTCAAAATATTACTCCTGAACAAAAAGAAGAAATACTAGATCTTTGGAGAAGCAGATTACCTGCCTTAAATTTGCCAAAATTCTAACTTTAAACAATGCCAAATTTATTAGATTTATACGAAGCAATTAAACCAAAGTATCTCATTTTTTGTGATATGGATGGTGTATTAGTTGACTTTGACAAAGGATATCAAGAACTAACTGGTAAAAGTACAAACCATAAAGACGTTCAAGACAAAAACGATTTTTGGAGACTATTAGATAAAAGCCTAGAGGAAAAAGGTTTAGAAGAATACGACTACTGGGTAAATTTACCTTGGATGCCTGATGGAAAAACACTTTGGAACCATATCAAAGGATATACCCCATATGTTTTAACAGCCCCTTCACTTGACCCAGGCTCTAAAATTGCAAAACGTGAATGGGTAGAAAAAGAACTACCTGAAGCAAAAAATGTATATTTTAGAAAAGCAGCTTTAAAACCAGAATTTTCAGGTAAAAATCGCATATTGATAGACGATAGAGAAGATACTATTGCAGCATGGAATGCTAAAGGTGGTATTGGTATCCACCATACCTCAGCAGCTAATACAATTAAACAATTAAAAGATTTAGGCATATAATGGCAGATTCGGTTTTAAAAAAAGAATTTAACAAACGTGATGTAGAACGTTTACGTAACCTTGTGAAGGGTAAATCGGGTGATCGTACTACAATGGGTATTGGTTATGGTGGTGAAACAAGAGTAGACCATAAAGAAGGTGATGTTTGGGAAGAAAAAGGTAAAACTTGGACTATCCGAGATGGTATCAAAGAAAACGTTACCAAACTAGATAAAATTAAAAAAATAGCTGTTCCGTTATTTTGTCCAAAATGCAAGCAAGTAATGGATAAACAGTTAGATTCATTTTATTTTAAAGCATATAACGAATGTTTAGATTGCCGTACCAAAACAGAAACACAGATGAAAATTGCTGGTACTTGGGAAGAATATACTAATCAAACGTTTAATGCTGAAATTGACCAACAAATACAAGAATATAAAAATTGGTTTGAAAATATTCTTTCAGACACTGCAAATGGTTTCGTTTCTGAAAATGGTGAAGTACAAAAATGGGTTGGTGGAATAGATAAAGATCGTGCTCAACAGTCTTTAGATGATGTAGTCAAATACTTAAATTCACTTAAAAAATAATGGAAGCTTTTACAATGTTTACAACTATAATTGTAGCACTGATTACTGCAGTGATTGGACCTATTGTAGTAACATGGGTTAAACTCAAATTAGAGAAAAAGGATGATAAAACTCCTGTACGTGAGGCGCTTGAAACTTCTAATTTAATAGAAGATCAATTAGATGCAATTATGGAAGAACTTAATTGTGATCGTATTTGGTTAGCCCAATTCCACAACGGCGGACATTTCTACCCTACAGGAAAATCAATTCAAAAATTTTCTTTTTTTCATGAAAAAACATCCCCAAATATTCCAAATATTCAACATACATTCCAAAATATTCCTGTATCTTTATTCCCTAGAGTACTAGCTAAAATATACAAGGATACAGAATTGGCTCTTGATGATGTATCTACAGCAGATGATACTTACGGTTTAGAACATTTAACCCTCCAGTTTGGTACTAAGTCTATTTGTATGCTTGGTTTATATAGTTTAGATGATCATTTAATTGGTGTATTAGGTATATCGTTTAAAGAACCACATCACCTAATAAGAGATGAATGGTCTTTCATTAGACAGAAAACAGGAGTTATAGGAACACTCCTCTCCGAATATTTATACACAAATAATAAGAAAAAATAATGGATAATTTTGACTTAAAAAAATTCTTAAAGGAAAGTAAAGCCCTTGAGAATCTAAACCCAGCAATTAAATCTTTAAATGAAGAAGAATCTCGTGAAGAACGAGCTGACGTAGACAAATACGAATACGAAAAAGGAAAAAAAGCTGGCAAACGTGAAGAAATGAAAGCAAAAATCAAAGAAATGATTGTTGCTGAACTAGAACTTGATATCGATGACCCAGGTAAAGATGATGCTGAAGTAGCAAATCTTTATGACCCAGTTTACGAAGGTGATAAAACACCAGAAGAAAAAGCTGAAGAAGATGAAGCACTTTTAGATGGTGGATTTGGTAGCTTTGAAGAAGCAAAGAAAAAAGATGAAGAAGTAGAAGACGTTGAAGTAACTGATACTGAAGATATTGCTGCTGAAGAAGTACCTGCTGAAGAAGCACCTGTAGATGTAGCCGGTGGCTTAGAAGACATCTCTGCTGATATGGAAGGTACAGAAGGTGAACTAATGGATCACTTAATGTCAGCATTTAAAATTGCTAAAGGAATGGGCAATGAAAAACTTGAAACACAAGTCGGAAACACACTTAAATTTTTCGTTAGCGAATATATTGGGGGTGGCGAAGGCTAATTTTAATAATCTATAAATAATAAAATTTATGAACACAACTGAACTTTTAGACGCAATTAAAGAACAAGTTGCTATTATGGAAGCTGAGCATGCTAAAACATCAAAAGCAGCTCGTGGACGTGCACGTAGTGCAGCTAATAGCATTAAAAAACTTGCAGCTGAATTTAAGAAAGTATCAACTGCAGAAGACAAAGCTTAAGAATGAGACTACATGAGGCATTTTCACCAGAGGAATCTAAAAAAATCTATGACAACTTTTTGGCAATCGTAAACGATCCAAAACGTAGAGATAGATTAGTTAGAACTCATGGTAAAAATGCCGAAAATGTAGCTTATGGTACTGCTGTTAATCAAGTAAAAAAACAAGCAGCCAACAACATTGAAGAACCACAACCAGAAGAAACGATGGAAAATTCTAGATTAAGAGAAATGGTTATTGACGCTTTAACTGAAAAGAAAAAATCATTTCCTGATTTGACAGGAGACGGTAAAGTAACTAAAGCAGATATCCTTAAAGCAAGAGGAGTTGAATTAGACGAAGACCTTGATCTAGGTCATACAGATGATGAACCACATATGATTAAAGCAGAACTTGCCCAAATAGGCAAATACGCTATGGAATTGTATAAAATGGTTGATCAATTTGAAGGCCCTCAAGAAGTAGACTTCCCAGGTTGGTGGCAATCAAAAATTACCACTGCAAAAAACATGATCTCTTCTGCAAAACATTATCTTGAGTTTGAATTAGAAGAACCAAAGATTGATGCTATGGTCGGCGTAGCTTCTGAAGAAGGAGCTATTGATGAAAAATTAAAACCTTCTATGGGTGCTGGTGCATATGTTGATGATTTTAGAAAATCTGATGCACCACAATTTAAAGGTAAGTCAAAAAAGAAAAAAGGTAAAATGGCAGTAGCTGCCTATTTATCTGCCAAAGATAAAATTAAAGAAGCTATTTTAGCTAAACTACAAGAATCTAAAGGCGAATACGCTAAAATTGAAAAACAAATTGCAGATTTGAAATCAAAAGGAAAAAATGCCGGAGATGCAGAAATGCAAAAATTAATTAAGCAAAGAGCAGAATTAGAAAAATCTAAAAAATAATGACACGCGAAGAACTTGTAAATAGACTCAAGGCTTTATCTAAGCAGGTATACTCAAACATAACAGTAACACCTGAAGAGGCAGTTCAATACGATGAATTGACTAAATTCCCAGAGCTAAAAGCAGTTATCGTTGACTTATTAACCCCAGAATATGATAGCTTTGTAGCATCAATTGATTGGGTTGCCCCACGTCCTTCTACATTCCGTATTAATTTACAAAACGGTCAAATGTTTTATTTGATCTATGGTAAACGTAGTTGGATTGCACAAGTTGAAGGTAAAAAATATTACCTACTCAACTTACCAGAAGAAGAAAGAGCAGCTATGTCTATAGCAAATATTTTACGCTATGGAGCTAAAGCTGAAGAAGGAGCAGCTGAAGGTGGTGCAGCTGACCTAGGAGCAGAACTCCCAGGAGCTGAAACTCCAGCAGAAACCCCACCAGCAGAAACACCAGAAGAAACACCTGAAGCATAATGGACGTTTTAGAACAATTTATACGTAGCGTATCTTACAAATTTCCAAAAGGATATCCTGACATGAAAAATGAGCAGGATATCAATCTTCTTAGCGAAATGGTTAGTAAAATCGTTGAAGGTGAATTTCACCTTTTAGACGAAGACAAACGTCAAGATGCTGAAGAAATTATGAATATCCTTAAAAGCGAATTAGGTCTTGAAGATAAAGATTTTAAAATTTCGGGATATAATTTTTACGTTTTAGTTCCTGGTTCTGAACGTTTATCATATGTTGATAAAATTGAGGCTATTAAACCTAAAACAGGTGTAGATATTAAATATGATCCAACTCCATCAAGTTTTTCTTCCATAGGACAATTTTATTATGGTGATGTTAAGTTTGGTGTTAAACCAAGTGAAAAACAAGGAACAGGATCCGCAGGTTTAGATAATGAAGATATATTCATTAATAACGTTAATGCTGCTTTAGAAGGTGGTCCTAAAAATGTTGTAATAACTGATGGAAAAAAATCGGTTAGATATCCAAACATTTCAAAAGCAGTAGGTACTGGCCTAGAAACCTCAGACTATTCAAAATCAGATGTTGATTTTTATGATGGTGAGAAAAAAATAGGAGGTTTGTCTTTGAAAAAAGATAATGCTATATATTGGGAATCTGCTGACGTACGATTTAAAAATGAAGTAGCAAATCTAGCAGATGCTATTACTACTGGTAAATTAGGAGATCAAGTATCTTATGTTCCTTATGTTGATGCTAGAGGAAATGAAGATAAAGTCATTATTAAGATGTACAATAAAAAAGAAGATAAACCTATCTCTGGAGTTATTGTAGATGATCTTCCTGAACAAGATGTACAACAAGTAATCTTTGGAAACGATAATGTCCCAGTTGCTATTCGCAGTTGGAGACCAGGTGATTTTAAAGTAGAAGGAGATACATTAACTATAACATGTAGTAAACTTTATGTTACTATGGATGATGTTATTGCAGACAATGCTCAACCTATTCTTAATATCCGACATGATAAAAGTAGAAGAAAAACAAGAGGTTTAAGAGCATTGCTTCAAACAAAAAAATCATTATTTAGAAAAGATAGTGATGATTTGAAAGGTAATGTTGTAAGATTAAAGTACGATTCTTTCAATTAATATTTATAGGCATGAACAAGACACGTCTAAGAAATCTGATCAAAGAAGTATATCACCACGTTACAGAAGAAAAATGTAACTGTGGTTGTAATACTTGTGAAAACGTAGGTAATGCTGGTGTTTTATTAAACGAAAGTGTAGCACCTAAGGAAATATTATCGGAAAATCTGCGTTACCACGTTGTAAATCAACTCCCACTTACAGAAAACACGTTCCGATATGGTTCGCAATCGTTCCTTAATTTATGGGCAGAAGCTCGTTCACTATATTTACGTGAAATTATTCATGTAAACGATGATGATAAAGAAATTTTAGAGGAAACTGACTTAGGTAACTATGGAATGTATGAAGGTGTTAAAGTACCTTTAGACTTACCTATGTTGGAGGAAGAAACAGAAGAAACTTTTGAAATAGGAGATACAATTGAAATTAATCCTAGTGCTTTCCCTAATTTTGAATTTCCTTACGGAACAGAAGGTGAAATTTTCGATATAAACAAAGCAGATTATGCTAGTGATGATTTAGTTTATACAGTTAAAATCAAATATATCGATAGTTTAGGAGATATTTCAAATGAACTACATATTGAAAACTCATCTCAATATTTAAACGAAGCTGATAAAAAGAAAACCCCACCAATTGGAAAACCAAAACGTGGTGGATCTAAAAAATTCTACGTTTACGTAAGAGATAAAGGTAAAGTTAAAAAAGTATCTTTTGGAGACACATCAGGCCTATCAGCTAAAATAAGTAATCCAAAAGCACGTCAAGCATTTGCAAAACGTCATGACTGTGCCAACAAGAAAGATAGAACAAAAGCATCTTACTGGAGCTGTCGCTTACCAAGATATGCTAAATTACTAGGATTAAAATCATCCTTTTCAGGATTCTGGTGATGGATAGGCTACAGAAACTTATTAATGAGGTTCTTGCCGAAGAAAAAGCAAAACGTGACAGATGTTTACGTATTGCAGACCGCAAATTTGATAAGCCATCGGCTTATAAATCCGGTGCTGTAGTTAGATGCCGTAAAGGAAGCATTTGGAAAGGCATTAAAGAAGAAGTAATTCGAGAAAAAGCAAAAGAAACACTCCGCACTTGGTTCAAACGTAAAGGACCTAAAGGAAAAGAAGGTGGATGGGTAGATTGCAATGCTCCTGATGGAGACGGAGGTTATAAAGCATGTGGTAGAAAAGAAGGCGAAAAACGTGCCAAATACCCTTCATGTCGCCCAACACCAGCACAATGTAAAACACCTGGTAAAGGTAAAAAATGGGGAAAAACAAAATGATTAGTTTAATTGAATTATTAAAACAACAGGAATCACCCGAATCTCCACCTTACATGTACTCACCTGTGGGGTTTGGATGTCATGTTTGTAAATTCTACTATGTAGAAGATGAAAAACATATGTGTTCAAACACATATTACAAACATTATATGAAAACCAATGAATTAATCGATGAAGAAGGAAATCAAATTAAAGATCCTTCAAAATGGTGTTCAAATTGGTTTTTACCAAAAGAACAATGAAACCATACACTGACATAGAAGTTACAGACAAATATATTATTCGTGAATTCAACGAAAATATAGACCCAATTGAACTTATGTGGCACCGTGATGATGAAGCTAGAACAGTTGAAATCTTAGAAGACACAGACTGGCAACTCCAGTTAGACAATCAGTTGCCTACCTCACTAAAAGAACGTATATTTATACCAAGACACGAATGGCATAGAGTCATTAAAGGAAATGGTACTTTAAAATTAAAGATACATAAATCATGAAATTAGATAATTTAAAACAGTTGGTAAAAGAGGAACTTAAACGTGCTTTGAGTGAAGGAATGACCAAAGATCAAGTACCTACTGAACCTGGAAAATATAAAATCGAATATACTGTTGATAATGGATCAGGAGCTGATCTAGATGTAATAAACGTTTCACAAAATGATATAGACGATGCCATTAATTCAGGAACAAATTCATTATGGTTTTGGAAATCATTGATCGATAACAACCTTTTTGGACGTGGAGATCGAGTAATGAACGTTGAGAAAATAGCATAACATATAGACAGATTCATAGCCTGTCGACTTAAAAAAATTAATAGAGCTGTGGCCTAATCTTTGGATTAGGTCACTTTTTTTTGTATCTTTAAAATATAAAATAGAATATGGATAAAAAAATTGTAATAGTAGGAGCTGGTGTTGCTGGTGTTAATGCTGCAACAAAATTAGTGGATAATGGATATCCTGGAGAACTTATCACTGTAATTGATATGGGTAAAGATCCATACCAACGTAAACCTGAAGAAGTAATGACAGGTTTCCTTGGTGCTGGAGGTTGGTCTGATGGTAAATTGACTTATCATACAGCAATTGGAGGACAATTATCTAAATATTGTGGTGAGGAAAAAGCAATGGAATTGATGGATCAAGTTATTACCAATTTCAAACGTTTCCACCCTAAACCTGAAGAAGTACAATGTTCAAACCCTGAAGCAGAACCTGAATTCATTAAACCATATTTCGGTTTACGCTTATTCCCAGTATGGCACGTAGGTACAGATTATCTATCTGAAATTGCTAAAAATTGGTATGATTATTTAGTGTCTAAAGGTGTAGAATTTGTATGGGAAACTAAAGTAACTAGTATTGATTTTGATAATCAAATGATTATATGTGGTGAATTTGGAGACAAATATGATGAACTTATTTTTGCAGTAGGTAAATCAGGCATTGATTTTGCTCAAGAATTAGCAAACAAATATGAATTACCAGATGAACCTAAATCAGTACAAATTGGTGTTCGATTTGAAGCACCACAAAAACACTTCCAAAAACTAATTGACATTTCATATGACTTTAAGTTATATAGAAAATTTGATAATGAAGGAGTTTCATTACGTTCATTCTGTACAAATAATAATGCTGCTTATGTTGCTGTAGAGGAAACTTACGGTGATCATTCATATAATGGACATGCTAAGAAAGACGAAGCATATAGAAACAATATGACTAACTTTGGTATCTTGATGGAAATTAATGGTATTGAAGATCCATTCAAATGGTCACGTGATGTAGTAAACAAAGTACAAGCAAACGGTACTGGTTTATATTATAGTCCATCTCGTCAACCATCAATCACATCTGAAGGAAATGGTGTAACAGCAACTCAAATCAGTTTAGATACTTTAACTCATGTTGTTGAACCTGCTATGGAAGGTTACTTCAAGTATGTTATGGATTTTATCATGGATATGAAAAAAGTATTTCCAACATTGCAAGACGATTGGGGAATGTATATTCCTGAGGTAAAATATCTGTCACCTGAGGTAAAAGTAAACTATGAAGATCTTAGTTTAGTCGATTATCCTAACGTACATTTCGTAGGTGATGCTTTAAGTGCACGTGGAATTACAGTATCAGGAGCACAAGCAATTTATGTAGTAGAAAGTTTTTTAAAATAAAGTTATGAGAATAGGTTTTTGTGGTACAATTTCAGTTGGTAAAACAACACTAGTTAATGCATTAAAAGAATTACCTGAATTTGCTGATTATGAATTTCGAACTGAGCGTTCAAAATATCTACGTGATTTAGGTATTCCATTGAATACTGATTCAACGTTAAAAGGTCAATTTGTATTTTTTGCTGAACGTTCAAGTGAATTATATTTAGAAAATGTAATTACAGATCGTACAGTAATTGATGTAATGGCATTTACACGTTCAGCTGTTTCAATTCCATATTTTATAGCCGATACAATAAACGAGGCTGCTTCGCATTTATTGCGCGAATATGATTATATTTTCTATGTTTCACCTGAGGGTGTTGAATTGGAAGACAATGGTGTTCGTACAACAGATATGGAATATCGTAAAGAAATCGATAAAGAGATTTGTAAGCTTATCGAAAAATATAAAACTAAAATTCCTCATTTTGCTAGATTATCAGGTACTACCGAGGAAAGAATCGAGAAACTTAAAAGAGTAATAGGACTCTAATATTTATAAATAAAATTAGACAATGAAAAAATCCCGTTTACTCGAAATCATACGTGAAGAAATTAGTGAGGCATTGAATGTACTCGTTACTAATAAGAAAGGCGAAACTACTACTATGCCTTTTAACACCCCAGATGAGAAAAAAGCTGTAACTAATCTAAAAGCAGATAGTAATATTACAAATATTGAAACTACTGCGGGTCAAAACATTAAAGAAGATGATCTAAACGAAATTCCTGATTTTGGTGGTCGATTCGATAAGCAAGTAGCAGATAAATACGGTATGGATCAAACCTTAGAAGATGCTACAAAAGATATCACAGATGAGATTCTTAAAGATATGGGTCTTAGTCGTGATGATCTTAAAAAAGATGCTGATAAAGCAAAAGAAGTACTTAAAGCTATCCGCTCTAAAGTAGTTGGTAAAAACCAAGATCCACGTGTTAAAAAAGCCCTAGAAAAACAAACAGAATTCGATGATTCAGGTAATGCACTTCAAGCAAACCAAACCAATAATGCAATTTTAAAAGCATTAGGTTTAAAAGAACCTGGACAACGTGGTAGAAAAGCATCTGAAGATAAACCTAAAGCAGAAAAAGCACCTAAAGCAAAAGCTGAAAAATCAACCAAAGCAAAAGTAGCTACTCGTACAGCTGGAGATGATGGATTTGATAATGTATCTTATTCTGAAGAAGATGATGAAGTAGCAGCAGCAACAAAAGCAATCAGCGGTGATGAAACAGCTAAAGAATTAGGTAATACACCTGAAGAAAAGAAAGTAAAATTCAATCAATTTTTATCTTCCGTTAAGAAAAACAAAGACGATAAAGCTAAGATTGAAGGTATTTTAAAACTAGCAAAAGACAAATTCAAATTCCCTAAAACAATGATGGATGATTTGAAACGTGCTGCTGGTCGAGAAGTAGAAGCATGATACTAAATAAAACATTTCAACTAAAGTTATCCCATCTTATCATAGGTGGGATACTTTTATTGTTACTCGTATTTTTAGTTAAATGTAAACCAACACCTCCACAAACAAACAAATACGACAAACAAAAACAAGAAATTGAACGTTTAAAAAACCGTATTGAATTGTTAAAGTTTGGCCAACAAGCATTAAATAAACAATTAGATCAACAAAATCACATTGTTGATTCATTGAATATAGAAATTAAACATACAGAAAAAGAGCTACAAACAACACGCACCTATTATGGCAACAAAATTAAAGATCTTACTAGTGCTTCTAATACTGAGCTCGATCAGTTTTTCTCAGACCGTTACAGATAAAATTTGTTTTTCACACGATAAAGCACGAGCAATTGCAATCGACCTTACACGAGGTGATTCGGCTATTGCTGAGTTAAAAGTTGTAAACAAAATGGTATGGCAGTTAAATGAAAAAATTGACGCCAAAGATAGCACAATCAATATTTACATTTCCAAAGAAAAAAATTATCTTGAGCAAACAGCTACATATGAAAAAGCTATGGCTGTACAAGATGAAGTAATCAAAGGTCTTGAAAAAGACGTAACTGACCTTACCCGTAAAAATACTAACCTTAAAAGAGGAATTAAATGGTTAGGCGGAGGATTCGTGTCTTCCGTACTTATTATTCTTACATTGGTGGCAGTTAAATAATGGAAGAAAAAAGCATTAAACAAGTTGTCCGCGAGGAGTATATAAAGTGTGCCCAATCACCGGCTTACTTTATGAAAAAATACTGCTACATCCAACATCCAAAACGCGGACGTATTCAGTTTAACTTATACCCATTTCAAGAAAAAGTACTTACTCTATTCCAAGAGAATCCATATTCAATTGTACTTAAATCTCGTCAGTTAGGTATCTCAACATTATCCGCAGGTTATTCACTTTGGTTAATGTTATTTCATGAAGACAAAAACGTACTATGTATTGCAACTAAACAGGAAACCGCTAAAAACATGGTTACCAAAGTTAAGTTTATGTACGAAAGTTTACCTTCATGGCTTAAATTTGCAAGTAAACCTGATGAAGCCAATAAATTAACTCTCCGATTACCAAATGGATCCCAAGTTAAAGCAGTTGGAGCATCAGCAGATGCAGGTCGATCAGAAGCCGTTTCTTTGTTGATTATAGATGAGGCAGCCTTTATTCACAATATTGGTGAGATATGGGCTTCAGCTCAACAAACCTTAGCTACGGGTGGTGGATGTATTGCATTATCTACACCTTATGGTACAGGTAACTGGTTTCATCAAACATGGGTTTCCGCTGAAATGGGTGAGAATAGTTTCTTGCCTATTAGATTACCTTGGGAAGTACATCCTGAACGAGATCAATCTTGGAGAGATCAACAAGATAAAGATTTGGGCATTCGTATGGCAGCCCAAGAATGTGACTGTGACTTTACAACATCTGGTGACACAGTCTTTCAACCAGAAGACATTTCTTTTTACGAGCAATTTCACGTAAAAGAACCTCTAGAAAAACGTGGTGTAGATCAAAACCTATGGATTTGGGAACCAGCGGATTATTCGAGGAGTTATCTGATCGTAGCTGATGTAGCGCGTGGCGATGGCAAGGATTATTCGGCGTTTCACATCTTTGATGTTGAAACATTCACTCAGGTAGGTGAATATAAGGGACAAATCAATACTAAGGATTATGGACATCTATTAGCTAGCATTGCAACGGAATATAATAATGCTCTACTAGCTGTCGAAAATCAAAGTGTAGGCTGGTCAACTGTACAGACCATTTTAGATAGAGGTTATCAAAATTTCTATTACTCACCAAAAGGTGGGGCAAATAATGTAGATTCTTTCTTTGATCCTTACATGGATCATAGTAAAATGACTCCGGGCTTTACAATGTCAAATACAACTCGTCCAATTGCAATTGGTAAATTCCAAGAAGCTGTTATGGATAAAGGAGTTGTTTTTAGATCTATTCGCCTATTAGAGGAAATGAAAGTATTTATATGGAGAAACGGCAGAGCAGAAGCACAAGGAGGGTACAATGATGACTTAGTAATGGCATTTTGTATTGGATGTTACTTACGCGAAACCGCATTTAAATTAAGAACAAGTAATATGGAAATGACTAAAAGCATGTTGAACGGGATTGGGAATTCCAAAACTGCATATGCTGGAGGTTATTCCAATGGGCCAAGTTACGCTGATAAGTATAACAATAACCCATATCAAATTGACAACCCTTACTCAAATGGCAAAGAAGATATTTCTTGGCTTTTATAAAATAGAATATGGCAAATACAGGACTATTTAGTAGATTACAACGATTATTTTCAACTGATGTTATTATCCGTAATGAAGGAGATAATACTTTAAAGGTATTTGATATCAATAAGATCCAAATTTCTGGTGAATATGAAACTAATGCGTTAGTAGATAGATTTAATCGTATCTATACCAACTCTCATACTTCAATTTATGGATATCAAAGTAGCTTTAATTACCAAACTTTACGCCCCACACTTTATTCCGAATACGATTCAATGGATACAGATGCTATCATTGCTTCTGCCTTAGATATCTTAGCTGATGAAAGTACTTTACGTAATGACATGGGTGAAGTATTACAAATTCGTAGTTCGGATGAGGATGTACAAAAAATTCTATATAATTTATTTTACGATGTATTAAATGTAGAATTTAACCTATGGCCTTGGATTCGCAATATGTTGAAATATGGTGATTTCTTCTTAAAACTAGAAATTGCTGAAAAATTTGGTGTGTACAATGTAATCCCTTATAACGCATTCCACATTGAAAGACAAGATGGATACGATAAAGACCATCCAAACTCAGTTCGTTTCCGTTTTGATCCTGATGGTATTTCATCTCCTTCTGATTATGGTTACTATAATGTACCAAACTCTGGTGGTCAAGCTAATTCAATTTATTTTGACAATTATGAAATGGCTCACTTCCGTTTATTAACGGATACTAACTTTTTACCTTATGGTAGATCATATCTAGAGCCTGCTCGTAAATTGTTTAAGCAATATATTATGATGGAAGATGCGATGTTAATTCACCGTATCGTTCGCGCACCTGAAAAACGTATTTTCTATATCAACGTTGGAAATATTGCACCTGCTGAGGTAGAAAACTTCATGCAGAAGACAATTTCCAAAATGAAACGTACTCCATACATTGATCAACAAACTGGTGATTATAACTTGAAGTACAACATGCAAAACTTACTTGAAGACTTCTATATCCCAGTACGTGGAAATGATCAAGCAACTAAAATCGATAATTTAGCAGGTTTGCAATGGCAAGGTATTGAAGACGTTACCTATTTACGTGATAAATTATTTGCTGCCCTTAAGGTGCCTAAAGCGTTTATGGGTTATGAAAAAGATTTAACAGGTAAAGCTACGTTGGCTGCTGAAGATATTCGTTTTGCGCGCACTATTGAGCGTATTCAACGTATTGTAGTATCTGAGTTGACTAAAATTGCTTTGGTTCACCTATACTCTCAAGGATATCGTGACGAAAGCATGACAAACTTTGAATTATCATTAACTACACCATCTATCATTTATGATCAAGAACGTATAGCATTAATGAAAGAAAAAGTTGATCTAGCTACTCAAATGATGGAAAATAAGATCCTACCTACTGACTGGATTTATGAAAACTTATTCCATTTGAGTGAAGATCAATATGATGAATATAGAGACTTGCTTTTACAAGATGCTAAACGTAAATTCCGTATTGCTCAAATTGAAAACGAAGGTAACGATCCATTAGAAACAGGTAAATCTTACGGTACCCCACACGATCTAGCTTCTTTATATGGTAGAGGTAGATATGAAGCAACTAACGTACCTTTAGGATATGATGAAGATGCTGATTTAGGTCGCCCTGAAGAAAAAGTAACTGATAAAAATACACAAGATAATGCACTTGGAAAAGACAGAATCGGATCAGATGGTATTAAAAAAGATGGAGACGAATCAAATTCTATCAGACCTCAATTCAAAGGCAACAGTCCATTAGCACTTGAAACCAAAGGAAAACCAAATCCAAATAAAAGAATGTTCAATGACATCAAAAACCAGCACAAACAGATGATTTTTGAATCAGATATTAGAGGAAATTCACTATTGGATGAGTCACAGATACGAGAGTAAGGAAATCTTATATATTTATAAATAAACAAATATTACAGAATGCAAGTCAAACATTCAAAGTATAAAAACACGGGTATCCTCTTTGAACTTTTAGTTCGACAGATCACTACCGATACACTGGACGGTAAGGATTCCCCGGCAAAAGATATACTGAAAAAATATTTCGTTAAATCGGAATTGGGTCGTGAGTACAAGTTATACGAAACTTTGTTGAAAAAAACTTCATTGACTGAAGGTAAAGCAAACTTAGTAGTTAGCACACTAATTGATTCTTCTAAAACATTAAATAGAGGAGCAATCAAACGTCAAAAATATAACTTGATTAGTGAAATTCAAAAACACTATGACCTAAACGAATTCTTTAACCACAAGTTACCTAACTATAAAGTATTTGCTGCGTTTTATACATTAGTAGAAATGGCAAATGCTAACCAAAATACTGATCCTGAACAAGCAATCAATAATAAGGTAACTATTTTAGAGCATTTAACAGCTGCTCAAGTTAAAGTAGGTAAAGTTCGTGACGAAGTAATGAATGAATTTGAACATGCTGACAAAGATGTTCGTTTATTAGCGTATAAAATGGTATTGGAAAATTTCAATACAAAATACGACGATCTTCACCCACGTCAAAAAGAAATCCTTAAAGAATTTATCACATCTGTTGATAATACATCTCGCTTAAAAGATTTTTATACAACAAAAGTTGTAGAAATTAAAGAAGAGTTATCTAAATTGAACTCTAAAACCAAAAGCGAAACAACCAAAATTAAAATCAACGAAATCATCAACATTATCCAGGTACCAGCTAAAAACGCTAAAATTACTGATAATGATCTAGTTGACTTGTTGCAGTACTATGATTTAATCAATGAATTGGAAACTGTAAATGGATAAACTTAAAGAAATAATTCGCAAACGACTCAAAGAAATGAGTGCTACCGGAATGGGTGGTGCTTCATTTTCTGCTGGTCAAGGAATGAATTATGCTACTCCAAAAGCATTTAAAAAAACTAAAAGTATTGAAGAAGGTCCTGGAGCTACTTTAGGTATGGGTCCAAGTGCTGGAGCAGAAGGTGTTAAAGACAATGCTTATGTAAAGCAATTTAAATATAAACTAGTACCTAAAAAAATTAAAGGATCTGGTTTAGAAGTTAAACAACTTTGGGAAGATGATACATTAAACGAAATGAATGACGTTCAAAAAAGACGTATTGCTTCGTTAGATGAAATCGAAAAATTATTAAACGAAATACAACCACTTGTTTCAAATGCTAAAAATGAAACAATTGAATTATATGGTGGAAACGCTGGTTCATATGATATCAATAAACCAATCGAAATAGTTTTAAGCTATTTAAAAGAAATAAAACAACTCTTATCAGAACAATAATGAAAAAGACATTACAAGATCAGTATTTGTTAATCAAAGAAGGTAAAGGACACGTTGGTGTTTTCCTTACAGAGGCAAAACGTCAATTTCCAAATATCGTACGTAACGCTGCTACGTTTGACGAAGCAGTAGCATCCTTAACTACTAAAAATATCATTTCTGAGAATGTTATTTCGGTAATGCCTGCGATTATGGATCGTCCTAAAAAAGAATCTTACGAAACTGCATTCGAAGCGTTTTTAGCAGAAGCTAAAAAGAATGAAGATGAAAAAGTTAAAGCAGAAGAGAAAAAAGTTTCTAAACCTGTAGAAGAAGATCTTGAAAAAGCATTCGATTACTCAGACGAGAAAAATCCTGACAATATGATCTTTGATCAAATTATGACGGGTTACTATGCTGAAATGAAAGATCCTAAAAATGCCGATAAGACGATGCAAGAACTTAAAGACCTCGTATTTAAAAACTTAGCAAAAGATCAAATTTACTATACAAAAAATGGTCAATTTGGTATTAAAGATTTAGGATATGTAACTGATCATCCTGGTTTAGGTGAACCAAAAGAAGCTAAAGGTAAATACAAATCTTCTGGTTACGGTGACTTAAAAGAAGGTGTAGAAAAATTTATGTCAGACGTTAAAGATGCTGTAACTAAATCTGATAAAAAATTTACACCTGAAGAAATTAAAGTTAAATTAAAGCAAAAACGCGAAGAAGAACTTAAGCGTAGAAAAGAAGCAGGTGAATCACTTGAAGAACTTGCAATTCGTGAAGCTGTTCAAAGTATGATTGACGAAGAATTATTTAATTCTGGCGCATTCGAAGATGCTCTTTTTTCAATGGAACAACCACATTTAGGTGATAAAGAAGCTTTAGGTGCTATTGAAAAAATGTATGTTAGACATGCCCAAGGTCTTAACTCAATTTCTCAAAATTTACAAGAAAGTGTAGAAAAGGATTTGGCTGACATCAACAAAGAAGCAGAACACGAAGTATTGCAAGCTAAATTAGATAAAATTGACGCTTTAATTGACCATAGACGTTCAAAACTTGGTAAACTTGATGAGGATGAGGACATGAAAGCCTTAACTGACAAGAAAAAAGTAAAAGAACTTGAAAAAGACATTAAAAAACTAGAAGTAGCTCGTAAAAAAATCGAGAAAATGATGTCGAAATTCAAAGGCAAAAAAGCAGCTTCTAAAGAAGTAATTGATGAAGATGAAACTCCACTCGAAGCATCTGAAGAATATCTTCAATATAAAGAAGATGCTGAGCGTCGTTTTGATGAAGGCGAAAGTATTGATTCAATTTTAGATAACTATAATAATATTTCCCTAGACATGAAAAACGATTTACGTAATGATCTAGAAGGAAAAATGGACGGAATGGATTACTAAGATGAACAAGCAACTATTAATAGAAACCAGACACTTTGATCCAAAACCAATGAAATTGGTTGAGGGTATGAGCAAAAGCGGTAACGTTTTTGTTGAAGGGATATTGGCTACTGTAGAAGTAAAAAATGGTAATGGTCGCTATTACAAACGTGAATTGTGGGAACGTGAAATCGACAATTTTACACGCAAAATTCAAATGAAATCTACCGAAACTGTAGGTGAGTTAGACCATCCTGATTCGCAAGTAATCAACCTTAAAAACGCATCACATGCCATTCGTGAAGTATGGTGGAGAGGTGATGAAATTTGGGGTAAAGTAGAAATCTTCTCTGATATGGGTGATTTAGGTACCTCATCAGGCCGTATTGCTGGTGCATTAGTTAAAAATGGCTTAATCATTGGTATTTCTTCCCGTGGAATGGGTTCATTAAAACAAATGGGTGAAGTAATGGAAGTACAAGATGACTTTGAATTACTTACTTGGGATTTAGTTTCTAACCCATCTAACCCAGATTCATGGATGAAAAACGGTGCATTAAACGAATCAAGAACAACATATCTAGATCAATACGCACGTACAAATTCACTTATTACCGAAATATTATGTGCTAAAGGCACATGCCCTATATTTTAAAATATGCAAACCGGTGAAAATTAGCCCTCTTTTTGAGGGCTTTTTTTTCCTTTGCGACTTTGGCAATATAACAATATACATATAATACGAATATGCCACCCCCCTCATATCTTATGTGGCATCGATATAAAAAAATCTATTACGTTTCTCAATAAACGTACTTTCCCAACAACTTAATTTAGGAAAAATGGCAACAAACAGAGATTTGCTTAAAGAAGCAATCGCAGATGCTAAAGCTGTTAAAGAAACTGCTATCGCAAATGCAAAAGCCGCTCTAGAAGAAGCCTTCACACCTCAATTACAATCTATGTTCGCCGCAAAACTTCAAGAAATGGAAAAAGAAGAACTTGAAGAAGAAGGATTCGGAAAAATGACTGCAGACTCAGATGAAGGATTTTCATCAATGGGTGAAAAAGCATTAGATGAAGCCGAGGATGAAACAATGGAAGAAATTGATTTAGAAGAGCTTTTAGCTGAGCTAAATGAAGAAGAGGAAGAAATGGAAGAATCTTTAAACGAAGCTGAAGAAGAAGAAGCTGAAGACATGGAAATGTCTGATGAAGAATCTGAAGAAGGTGAAGAAGAAGGTGAACCAATCGACCTCGAAGACATGACAGATGAAGATCTTAAAGACATGATTGAAGATGTTATTAAAGATATGATCGCGTCAGGTGAACTCGAAGCCGGAGAAGAAGGCGAAGCCGAAGAAGGCGAAGAAGAAGTAGGCATGGAAGATGAGGAAGAAGTCGACCTAGCAGAATTGTTAAAAGAAATCGAAGAAATGGAAGAAATGGAAGAACCAATTGATGAACTTTTCGGATTAGGAAACAAAGAACAAAAAATCATGGGTCAACTTTTAGATTTTTTCTCTAAAGAAGGAAGAAATATTGAAGGTGCCTCTGAACTTGTAAAATTAGATCCAAAATCTGATGAATTCAAATCAAAAGTTGGAGAAATTATTCAATCTCAATCTATAACTAACGAATTAGGATCATGGGCTAAAAGAACCGGATCTAGTTTGAGAGGAGTAGATGTATTAGCTAATTTCCGTAATGCTCTTGGTTTAAAACAAACTACGAAAGCATCAGTAGGTCCTGATTCTGCAGCCGCTACACTAGGTCAGACAGCTGAGTCTATGGGATCAGAATTAGCTGAAGCTATGAAAACTATCGAAGCTCTTAAATCTGAATTGAACGAGATCAACTTGTTGAATGCTAAACTTCTTTACACAAACAAAATCTTCAAATCTAAAAATTTGAACGAAAACCAAAAAGTGAAAGTGTTAAGTTCGTTTGACAAAGCAACTACAGTAGGTGAAGTAAAAATGGTATTTGAAACTTTAAACGAGGGTATCAAAGTTAAAAAAGAAACCATTAAAGAACACTTAGGTAGCGCTTCTAAAGCAACAGTTACACCAGTAGCTAAACAACCAATCGTAGAGTCAAACGATGCATTCTTACGTATGCAAAAATTGGCTGGAATTATTAAGTAATTAAATTTTAAATTAAACAAAAAAATGTCAAACATTAATTCTCTTTTAGAAAGCGCAGCATCTGGATGGAAAAACATGCAGGGTGATGCAGCTCGTATGGCCTCAAAATGGGCTAAAACGGGTCTCTTAGAAGGATTGAATAGCGAAGTTGAAAAAAACAACATGGCTTTAATCCTCGAAAACCAAGCTAAACAACTTGTTGTTGAGCAATCTTCTACTAACGTAGGTGGTGGTACTTTCCAAGTTGGTCAAGGTGAGCAATGGGCAGGTGTAGCACTTCCATTGGTACGTAAAGTATTCGGTTCTTTATCATCTAAAGAATTCGTTTCTGTACAACCAATGAATTTGCCTTCTGGTCTTGTATTCTTCCTTGATTTCCAATATGGTCAAGACAAAAATGCTCCTATCGGAAACTTTGGTCCTGGTGGCGATACTTATGCTGCTAGCTCTTCAATGTACGGTAACACAAACCCTGGTAAAGCAAGCGATGCTTCTCAAGGTTTGTATGGTGCTGGTCGTTTTGCATATTCAATCAACCAATTCTCACAATCAGTTGGTACTACAGTAGCAACTGCTTCTTGGGCTCAAGTTGAATACAATGCTGAATTGTCTGCATCTGTTGCTGCTGGTCAATATACAGCTGTAACTATCAACACTAACTCTTTAACTCGTCCAGATCTTAAAGGTGTTCGTGCATTCGTATTAGCTTCAGGTTCAACTTACACTGCTGGAACTGCTGCTCGTACATTACCACAATACACATTTGCTAATGCTGCTGGTACAACTATTACATTTATCTACTCAGGATCTGTAGCAAGTGCTAACTTGCCTGTTACTGCTACTTCATCTTCAGTATTCTACAATGTTCAGCCAGCTGACAACTATCGTGGTGACTTCGAAGATAACAGCGGTGCTGGTTATCCAAATGCTGAGTCTACATCTGCAGACCAATTAGCAATTCCACAGATCAATATCCAAATGAAATCTGAGGCTATTGTTGCTAAAACTCGTAAGTTGAAAGCACAATGGACACCAGAATTTGCTCAAGATTTGAACGCATACCAATCTTTGGATGCTGAAGCTGAATTGACTTCAATCATGAGCGAATATATTGCATTGGAAATTGACCTCGAAGTAATCGATATGTTGATCCAAGACGCATCTGCATGGGATGAGTGGTGGTCAGCTACAAACAACCGTTCTTTGAATGCTGCAAAAACAGGATATGATAATCTTGGTTTCTACAACACTCAAGGTCAATGGTTCCAAACTTTAGGTACTAAAATGCAGAAAGTTAGTAACAAAATTCACCAAAAGACTTTACGTGGTGGTGCAAACTTCATCGTAACTTCTCCAAGTGTAGCAACCATCCTTGAGTCAATCCCAGGATTTGCTTCAACTTCTGATGGTGATGTAACTAAAGCTAGCTACGCATTTGGTATCCAAAAAGCTGGTAATTTGAATAACCGTTACACAGTTTATAAGAACCCTTATATGACTGAAGGTTTAATGTTGATGGGTTACCGTGGTTCACAGTTCCTCGAAACAGGTGCTGTATTTGCTCCATATGTACCATTAATCATGACACCTCTTGTGTACGATCCAGATACATTTACTCCACGTAAAGGTCTCTTGACTCGTTACGCTAAGAAAATGATCCGTCCTGAATTCTTTGGTCGTATCTTTATCAATGATTTGAACACTCTATAAGAGTAACTAATCAAATGATTTGAAGAGCCTGGCGAAAGCCAGGCTTTTCTGTTTTCTTCTAATATTTATTAGCAAATATAGTTATATGACAGATTTTAATAGAACTCCTGAAGCGCAGGAGGTATTTAAAGCAAAACGCAAACCAAAAGGTCCTATTAAGTTTAACATTCAATTAAACGAAGAGCAAAAAACAGCTAAATCTAAAATTTTAAGCAATACTGTAACTATATTACGTGGTAAAGCAGGTTCGGGTAAATCTTTATTAGCAGCTAATGTTGCCCTTGATTTATTATTTAGTCGTGAAATTGAAAAAATTATTATTACTCGACCAACTGTAGTAGCAGGACAAGATATTGGGTTTCTACCAGGAGATGTAAATGAAAAACTTGCTCCATTTACTGCCCCTGTATATGAAAACATGCATCGTTTATACAATAAAGAAAAAATTGAAAAATGCATACAAGATGGTGAAATTGAAATCGTTCCTGTATCATTTATGCGAGGTAGAAACTTTACAGATTGTTTAGTTGTAGTAGATGAAGCCCAAAACTTAACAGATAATCAAACAGAACTTCTTTTAACTCGTATTTGCTCAGGAAGTAAGATGGTCTTTTGTGGTGATGCTGCCCAAGTCGACTTAAAAGATAAAAAAACTTCAGGATTTGATGTTGTGTGTAAACATATGAAAGAAGTACCTGGATTTGAAGTAATTACGCTAGAAAAAAATCATAGACATCCAATAGTAGATGATATTTTAGAGGTATACAAATCGTTTAGAGGATAGCCATATTTATAACAAAATATTGCTATGAACATTCCTATTTGGCCTGGCTCAAGTTCATTTCAACCTGGAGATACACCTTTTGGATTTTATGATAATGATCCACAGTTTCAATCTGATGCAGATAAATTTGCAAAATTTGCTGCTCAACGTATGGGGTATCCTTTAGTTGAAGTCGAGTTACAAGATATTAACTTTTATACTGCACTTGAGGATGCCGTAACAACTTATGGAAACGAATTATATGCTTACCAAGTAGCTGATAATCTTTTAACATTCCAAGGTAATCCAATGACGCTTGAACCAGCAAATAATAAGCTTGTTCAAGAAACTATGGCTAATGTAGTTTTACTTTCTCATCAATATGGAACTGAAGCTGGAGTTGGGGGTAAAGTAACCTACCATAGCGGATCTATACAATTAATCCCAGGCCAACAAGAATATGACATGAATGCA